TGTCGTTTAAAGGCTTATCGTTGTCCTGCTAACGTCTTAACTATTGGTTATGGAAATACCTTCTACGAAGACGGAACAAAAGTAAAAGACGGCGATGTAATAACGCAGCAACGTGCTGAGGAATTGGCGAAGTTTATAATTGACCAATTTGCTGTAACCATTGCACCTTTCATTCAGAAACCGCTCAATGATAATCAATTTAGTGCTTGTGTTTCACTTGCTTATAACATCGGAACGGGTGGTTTCAAAAAATCTTCTGTATTCAAGAAGTTAAACATTAATCCTAACGATGCAACAATAGCTGATTCATTTCGTTTATGGAACAAAGGTGGTGGTAAAGTATTGCCTGGTTTAGTTAAACGTCGTGAGGCTGAAATTGAATTATACTTCAAATGATATGAACACAGAAAACGAGATTCAATTGATACACGAACAGCTTCAAGATATGAACAAAAAGATAGATCGAATCTATCATGTCTTAATAGGTGATGACGAAATGAAGATTGAAGGTCTTGTAAGTAAGGTTCAAAAGCATGATAAGTACATTCAGAATCAAAGGTTGCAGGTTGCTCGTTTAAGTGGTATTGCAGCAACAGCAGGTGTCATTGGTGGATTAATTGTTCAACTGATTCTAAAAGCATTATGAAAGATTGGTTGAAATCTTTGTTAACATCATGTTCAAAAGTTAGTTCGAAACGAATTGTTGCTATATTTGTTACAATTAACCTAATTACTTTTAGTTACATTGCAACTTTTACAACGTATATCTGTCCAATTGAGATGTTTGACACACTCGCATTATTGACAGGTGGAATGTTTGGTGGTACTGTGATTGAAAAGTTTACTAAATCAAAAACAAATGGCGAAGGAACTAACGACAGCACGACAAATAGCAGCGGAGATTTGCAGTAAATTTTCAGAAACACCTTCGCTCACGTTAGCGAAAAAGTTGTTTGCTGAATATCCAGAAGTCTACAAAAACATTGAATCGGCAAGAAGTATCATTCGTCTTATTCGTGGAAAGAATGGCAATTTCAATAGAAAAACAACAACAGATAAAAAGTTGTTTGACTCTAAACTAAGACCATTAAACCCATTTGCACTACCGAAGTCATATGCAAAGAAACGTAGACACGTCGAAGTGAAGGGAACAAAGTTCTTAATCCTTTGCGATTTGCACTTTCCCTACCAAGACAACGAAGCAATTGAGTGCGCAATTAACGAAGGTTTAAAACAAGGCTGTGATTCAATCATCTTGAATGGCGACGCGTTAGATTGTCACATGATTTCAGACTTTGTTAAAGATCCTCGTAAGCGTAAATTCAAAGATGAACTTTATTCTATTCGTCAATTTCTTGCATCGTTAAGACACACGTTTCCAACGGCAAACATTTACTATAAAGAAGGCAATCACGAAGAAAGATATTGGCGTTATATGCGAATCAAAGCACCTGAGTTATTCGACATTGACGCGTTCGACTTTCCAACGTTGACGCATTGCGACAAGCACGACGTGAAATGGATTGACGGAAAGAGCAAATTGAATATCGGCAAACTTTCGATATTTCACGGGCATGAATTCGGAAAGCAATTCCTTCCTTCTGTCAACGTAGCGCGTGGGTTGTTTATGAAGACAAAAGTAAGTGCGCTTTGCGGACACCACCACCAGACAGCGGAACACAACGAGCGCGACGCTAACGGTAAGTTTATTACTTGTTGGGGTATTGGTTGCTTATCTGAATTATCTCCCGATTACAACCCTTATTCGAAGTACAATCATGGCTTTGCAATAGTTGAGAAAGGAACAAATGGAAGTTACAGCGTTAAAAACTACCGCATACACGAAGGGAAAATACTATGAAAAGGAATATACTCGCAGCAATTTTATTGTTCATTGGAACTTCAATCTTTTGGTTGGTTATTTGTTGGAATTGGTGGGGAAAAGTTCATGCAAATAATGCAACAACTGAACTACAAACACAGGATAGCATAATAAATTACAACGCTGGCGAATATGACCGATTACTTGCTGAACAAATAGAACTTTATAAACAACTTCGAACGTATGAAGACGCTCAACTTACAGCCAAAACCACCTATAAAAGAACTCGTTCTACTATTGTTATTCGAGATACTATTACTCGCGTGGATGTCATCCATTTAGTTAACAGTTGCGACAGCGTTATTGCTTCCGATTCGCTTGTAATTGACAATCTAAAAGAACAATTAAACATCGAAGAACAAAAAGTAAACAACTTGCAAGAAACAGCAGGTGCTTATAAACAGAAAGAAGACATTTTACAGGAGGAAATTAACACTCTAACTGCTGATAAAAAGAAATTGGAGAAACAAAAAAAGCGCAGAAACCATGCTTTAGTGTTTACTTCAACTGTCGCTATTTTGTCGACGTTTGTTCTTTTAATTTTACTTTAGATTCATCAACGTAAAACTTCATTGAGAACTGGATTGCTTCGCTTAAGAAAGTGTTGCGACTATTATCACCGCGTTTCTCATCAATCTCATTCCAGAGGTCTTTGTGCAAGTATACGCATATTCCTTTCTTAGTTTTGCTCTGCGCCATCTTCTTTGTTTTTAGTCATCATTGAACCTATCATAAGCGCTAAGTAGATTTTCTCTTTTGCGTTCATGTCTTTGCGCTGTGAAAGTTCAAGAAGAATATCTCCGAGAATCTTTCCTTGTTGGAAGTAGGTTGCGATTGAATTAACAATTTCTCGTTCGCGGTCGTAAGTCATTTTTAAAGACTCGTATAGTGGTGTTTGTTTCATTGTACTAATATAGTGAAGCTATGCTAACCGATAACATATTGTCCATAACTTGGATTGAGTTCGAAGTACATTCGCATCATAATAGCGTCGGCAACGTCAGGTGAAATGCCTTCACGATTCTTAATAACGTCCTTCGGTGTGACCATAAGTTTTCCGTCCACGTCAGCGCGATGTCGTTTAATCATTTCAAGTTCACGAACAATTTGTTCTTTACGTGTACTGGATAGAATCGTTACCTTGTTTTCTTCAACGTACTGAGCAAGTTTGTAGTAACATTCGCTTTTGAGATTTTGGTATTGTGCATGCTTTGGTTTAGATCCATTGACGAATCCTCGACATTTTAAGAAGTCAACGACACCACCACCTACTCCGTCTTCGTCGCATATTACGTCTTGAAGTAAAATTGAGTGTTGTTGACAGGTTAAGCGAACTTTGTTCACGACTTCATCTAACGCTGCTCTATTGAGTTCAATTATATCAATGATAGTTAGACCTTCCCAAACGCAAATGATTGTTCTGTCCTTACCAAAACGTGCTATGTCGGCTGTGATATATTTCTTACCTTCATTCATTACTTCGTTGCGGAACATTCGAAGAAGATTTTCTGTTTGGAACAACTTGTCGCTATCGTCGTCAAACTCCCAGTTGCCTTCGAGTAGACGTTTGCGGTCGTATTCGGGAAGGCGACGCAATGATTCAATGTAAGCAACAGGAAGAAAGGGATTATCTTGCGGTAATGCTTGCACGAAAGCTCGGTGTGAAGGCAATTCGTTCCTGTTGTTCTTCATGTAGAACTCGTTGTACAACCACCCCTTCGACGGATTGCAGGACAAGAAACCTTTCGGAATAAGATTGAACTCGTTCAACTTATAACGACATCTGGAGTGAACAATGCTGACTGCTTTTTCTGTTACTTCGGAACATTCGTCTACGAAATAATCCGTGATTTCAAGCGACCCTAATGAATTGTAGTTGACATCTGAGGGGTAAGCCTGCAAATCTTTTAGGACTATTTCGCTTCCGTTGAAGAACTTAATTATGTTCGATTGTCCGTTGAACGTGTAATGTTTATTCGCTATCAATCCGAATTCTTCAGCAGTTTCAAAGAACGTGTTTAACGTCGTCTTTTTTAAGTTGTCTAACTTTGCACGTCCAATTAAAGAACGTGTCCCTGCGTACTTCAAACGGCGTTGTATCTGCCACATACAACCGAACTTCGTCTTACCACCACCTGCCGCGCCACCGTACAACAACTGTTCAACGATGCTGTCGGTATTCAAGTAATTCAACGCTTCAATCTGACGCGGCAGGTATGTCGGTTTGTATGGTTGGCTCACCACCATTTAGTAATAAAGTGATAAATAATGTAAGCAATACAGCCAACGATTGTAACATTTAATCCAATTGATAATACAACTCCAATTGCTGCTAAAATTTTGTCTTTTGTGTCCATTATTTTTTATTTATTATCTTTTATAAAAGATCCATTTTCCATTTTACCATTTCTTTTTTTAATAATATTATAAGCTGAATTTATACACTGTTCAATAGTAATATTATTTTCTAATTGTGAACCAGTAAAACTGTTTTTTGGCATGCCAATATTGTTTGAAAATTTAGCAATTGAAGTTAAGACTATAACACAATCTCCAATAGCATCAATAATCTCTTCAATATTATTATTTATAATAGCCTTAGCTAATTCACCACATTCTTCTTGGAGTTTAATATATTGTGTTTTAATATCTCCATTTTGGTAAATACCTTTTGCACTTGCCCATTCTCTTATATCTGAAAATTCATTTGTTAATTTCATAAGTGTTTATTTAAAAAGTTGTTATATAAGTGTAAATTGCTAGAAAAATGATAATACCAACCAATTTTTAAATTTAATTTTTTAGCTATTAATTCTTGTAATTTTGAAAAACAGTATTGATCATTGCAAAACCCAAACCATAAATCGTTAGATCTCATATTAACAGTCATACAAAGTTTATGATTTATTATTTGAAAATGAACAGACATTGTACATGGTGTATCGTTTTGATATGTATCTATTTCTTTACCGTCGTAAAAAGAAAGAACAGCTTGTCTTGTATTGTTATTATTTAGTTTTTCAATTACTTTTTGTAATTGATTATTTCTATTCCATTGCCAACCATAATTTGATCTTACATTTCCATTTTGATCCATATGTTTTTTCCAAATAGAAGCTTTTTTTGATATTTCTTCTGCATTAGGGTTTCCAGTTAAATACCATTGCCATTCATATTCAGCATAATTCTGATTCCAATTTCTAAAACTAGAATTTATACTATTATTTAAAGGGTTTTCAATGTAAAAACCTATATTAAATAAAGTTTTTGTATTAGAAAATTCTTGACCATTATTACATATGTACTTATAAAAATGTTCGAAAGCATTCTGAGCATTACTAAATTTCATTTTTTTTATTATTGTAAAAATTGTTTAGAGATCCTAAATAAGCAACAGCATCTAAAAGATTATCTTCTTTGTGATTATAACTTTCACGAGATAATTTTAAAGCGACTAATGCTTTATACATTAAGTCTATACTTATATCCATACCTGTCATGCCTGAAAGAATTTTAGCTGCTCTATGCATACCTTCTTCAAAAGGACCATATTGTCTTTCTTTTTCTTCAGATCTTATATTTACAATTTCATTTGCTTTTTCTAATATATTCATTTTGTTTTATTGTTTTGATAGATATAATTTATACAACTCACGCATTCCTTCAAAGTGAATTGATTCTTTAAGTAGCTGACGCTTTCTATCACTCATTCGTTCAACCATTGGCTTATTCAAGTTCTGCTCAAAGTAGATAGTCTTTCTCGCCTTCGCTTTGCAAAGTTTATATTCTTCATCTGTGAATGTATCAATTGTTATTTGCTTACTTTCTTCAAGCCAACGCATAAGTGATACTGCACGAATTTCAATAACCATGTATTTTCCCTTCTTATAGTTGTGCAAATCTTCCTGAAGCATTCTTCTCCAGCTGTCATCGTTAATAGCCATTTCTTTTTCTTTTAGTTGTTTTGATTCTTCTTCTTTTGATTCAGCAATTTCACGCTGTATTTGTAGATTGGCTTTGTCACGATGTGGTTTGTAGTGTGTCAAAACATCGCCAATGAAAGACACACTCAACGCTCCAAAGTGTTCGCATTTTTTATCAAGTTCATTCGCTGCATTTAGTTCAAACGCGAGATTGAAGTGTTCAAATGTCACCCAACGGAAGTGTTTGCCTATGAACTCGTGCAACATTTGCAACAGTTGAGCTTCTGGTAACGCGATGCCGTACATGGCGCAGACCTTAGAACAAAGTTTGACAAACGCAGGTAGGTCGTAGTCGGCAACGAACGCGCTTTCGCGCTCTGCACGATCAACCCTTTGTGTAATTGTGAGCGTCGTTGTAGATGCGTTGCGCAGCATCGGAGTCGAATTTTCCATTTTTGATTTTTGTTGTTTGGTTTGTAGTTACAAAGGTAGATAAGTCCCACTTGCGCACAGCTGCCTTCCAGTCTTTCATTTGATTGCGTCCGACCTTCCAACCATTTGCTTCGTAGTGAGCATGGAATTTCTCGGTAAATTTAAGCGCATCTTGCTCACTTAGTTTCTCACAGGCATAATCATAGATTTCAACCACAGTTGGTTTCTTAAATGACGGCTTCTTTTCTTTAGTTGTTGCTGGAAGTTGTGCTTGTGGAATTGATAAGCGAATAAGAATATCATTTATCTTCTGTTCTTGTTCCTGAATTGCAGCTTCAAGTTGAATGATTCTTTGTTTTAATTGTAGTATTAGCATTGATTTTAGTTTTAGTATTCATCTCTTTCCATATCTGCATCTTCTTCCTTCTGACAATAATAGCAAAGTCCTATTTCATCTTCAAACATTTCTTGAATATCGCTGTCGTCCCAGTCACGATATTTTCTATTAGTTGATTTAATTTCTGCAATTCGTTCTTCAATTATTTCTGAATCGCAATAACGACAATATTCACTCATAATTATTTGATTTTAGATTTTCTTTTTGCTTTAAGTTCTTTTTGATGCTCAACGTGGTCAACAAACTTAGTAAAAAAAGCCATTGGTTTAGCATAACCTATCTCAGCTAATAAAAAACAAATGCGTTCTACGTTCGCCCGATAATATTTGTCCCACTCAACTTGTGCGCTTGCCTGGTTAATTCCATGTAAAATAGTTGCGTGGTCTTTCTTGTATCGGTCACCAATGTTCTTTAATGATAAAACATAGCACGGTCTAATAATGAAAAATATAATTTGTCTTGCAGTTACTATTTCACGCTTTCTTGTCGTCGAATACAATGCCTGTGAAGGAACACCTAACACAGAACATGTAACATCTTCCAGAGCAGACCAAAACATATCGCGTTCGTTTTCCATTTCCTTTTGCATTTCTATTTGTTCACTAGTTAAACGCTCATAACGTGGCGTTATCATAGTCCACAATGTTTCGAAGCGTTCCATATATCTAAAAGGTATCATATCGCTGATCTCTGCTCGTATCTTCTCGTTAGTCATTTTCTTCGTTTATTAATTTGGTTGGTGTAAAGGTGCTGAATACTTCTTCACGTGAAAGACCTGTGTGAAGGCAAATGTTGTTAAAATCTTTGATTCTCATTCTTTCAGGGTGTGCGACGTAAAGACGTGCCGTTGGATCGCTTATGCGTAATGCTGTCTTAAAGTTTGTTAGCGTCTTGAAGTTAATCTTCACTAAACGACCGAATGGCGTCTTGTATATTCCTTTGTTCATTTTTTTAATAGTGGTTTAATCAACTGTTGTTTTTTCTTGTTGTCGTCGTGGTTCGTTCCTCTTAGTTCTGGGTTGTGCTCCTTAACAAGTCGTGCCATGCGTGTAATATTATCTGCGCTTACATACTTTCCACTTTCGTACATAGCAAAGAAGTTGCTTGTTATATCTTTGCGTTCGTAGAATTGTTGTTCCCAAACTTTCACGCAAAGAGCTTTATTATTGTTGCGCAGTGTAGAATATTTCTTTAGTAGTTTCTTAACTCGATTTTCCAGTGTTATTAATTTTTTCATTGTATTTTAATTCATTAAGTGCTATAAAAGGCGCGTATGTATGAGATAAACGCCTTTTATAACATGTTATTAATTTAGAATGGCATATCGTCTTCGTCTGGCATTTGCATCGGTTCATTGACATTTGATTCTTTAACTAAACCTCTTTGTTCCAACATTGCTTTTGCTCGATTAAGTTGATCTGCAGATTTGTCTAAACGATGGCTAAATTCAGCTGAAGAACTCACTTTGTTCTGCAACCACTCTGGAAGCATCTTAAAGCGTAAGTCGAAATCAGGTGAATCGTAGTCTAAAAGAAACGCTGCGTTCACCTGTGGTGGGCAAGTCATTCCTTTAGCAAGTGGCGACGCTCCTTTCAAGTCTGCGTAGGTGCGCCCTGTGTTCGATGTGCGGTGCATTACAGACACCATTGCTTCTTTACCAAGCAAAGTACCAATGTCGAATTTAGATGCTTCAGAATCGCTCATTGCTTTTCCAAGCCAAGATTGAACGAAGGCGCGTAACCCACTCTTTTCGTGCATTGAAAGTGTGAAGTCACGTCCAATTGAGAACGGTTGTTCACCTTTACCGAAGTCAGCTAACTCTAAAGGTAGTTCAAAGACCAGGCGAACTTTGTTCACTAACTTTTCTTCACCTTGATAGGTGTCGACGATTGTGCCGATGTGAATGATTTGGTAGCAACGTGCGACGTGCGTTCCTGCGGGTACTGTTTGACCTGCGCTGTTGTTGTTTTGTTGGGCAATGATGCTCATGTTGTTTATTTGGTTTTGATTTATATAATTTTCAAATTTGTTTGCGAGCTTTGTTTCTTCATTCTGCCAGAACCATTCGTTCTGCGACATTTGCTCCTCTTCGCTTATTCGCTTGTAATAACCCATTACAAATGGTCGTCAAAAATGTTAATATCAAAACTGAAACTGATTCCGTCCTTTTCAAGCGTGACAAAGTCCAAATCAAACTCAGTATCGTATTGGCGAAAGAAGCGACCGCGCAAATTGATATTATACATATTGTCGAGGTCGTCGATAAACACGAGGTGTTGTTCTTGGTCTACTTCAAACCAACCTGTTTGGTCGTCATTGTAGTTATTGGCAATTGATTTGATGCGTTCGTTCAACGTGCGTATATCGTCGTCGCTGAAGCAGTAAGTGATTTTTGGACAGTACATAGTTTTGATTTTTAGTGGTTACAAATGTATTCAATTAGTTGGTCGTTCCAACGTACTTCTGAAAGTTTTTGACATTTCTCAATGTTCTCTGCTATCTCGTTGTGCGTTAAGTTGTATGCGTTAGCTGAAGAATAAACACAAACAAAATTAGATTTCTTTGTTTGGCTCTGGTAGTTCCTTCCAATGCGACGTATTAAGTTTGAGGAATACTCGCTCAAGTTCTGCAATTCGTTGGTCGCACAATTGATCCCGAGACAATGTCCCGTTCTTTTGATTACCGTAGTAATTTTGTGCGGTAATGATTCCGTCAATAAGAATGTGTACTTCTTCTTCAAAGAGAAAAATTGATTTGTAAAAATTGGCTCTTTCATTGTTCATTTGATTTGGTTGTTTTAGATTTCTTTTGATTCAATTATTTCTTCGCGTGGTATAGCTGACTTGATTCGGTCATATGCAGATTTTGCATCTTCGTAGCTTGTATAAGACATATGAAACTCACCATTGACTACAATCTTGTAATACATATCGGTCAGCGTTGTTTTTTGGATTAGTTCTACTTTCATTTTGTTGTGTGATTTGGTTGTTGTTCTAATTGTCTTGTTTGTTCGTCAATCGTTCCTGCGATTAACATTGCTCCGAAAAGAAGCGCGATGTAGAGTAGTGTTTTTTTCATTTGTTTTTGTTTATCTTTGGTTTGTTGAGTACAAATGTATGCTAAACTTTTGAATACACAACAAAAAAATGAAAATAAATTAAAAATAAATTCTAACTAATTGAAAATGAACGTTACCACATACAAAAAAACTTACAAAAAAAGTAATGCAAAGCGTAAACCAACGCCCGAATCTGAATCAAACCAACAAGAAATAGTAATTAAGTATCTAAAATTAGCATATCCCGACGTTCTTTATTGCGCTTCAGCAGGTGGAATGAGAACAAGTTACTTGCAAGCAGTCAAGATGAAGCGCACAGGATATGTCAAAGGCTTTCCCGACCTATTCATATACGAACCACGTAGTACGTTTTACGGTCTTGCCATTGAGATGAAGAAAGAAAAGGGGGGTATTGCTTCACCAGAGCAGAAGCGTTGGCAAGAACAATTAAGAAACAGAGGCTATTGTTCTTATATTTGTAAAGGTAGCGAGGAAGCAATCAAAGTAATCGACGAATATTTTAATGAGTGACACTTGACCAATACATAGAAGGACATTACAAAAAGTTCAAAGAACTTGCGAAGAACATTTCGCGAGGCGAGGATTACTACGAAGACTTGCTTCACGATTCTTTGTTGTCTATGTTTGGTTCAAAACACATCGAAAACTTAATCGAAACAGGTGACTTTGAGTTTTATCTTATTCGTGTGATGTATCTTGCCGTCAATTCACCTACTTCGCCTTTCTACCGTCAAACAATCGCCTGGAACAGAAACCGTCGAGACTTTAAAGAATATGCGCACGAAGTCGATAAGACTTGGTTAGGTGCACGCATGACAAACGAGCAACTTGATATTCTAATTAGCCGGTTAACCGAGTTTGAACGTCTTATCTTTCAGGAGTACATCTTCGAAGGTTTCACCTATCGCGAGTTTTCTAAGCAGACAGGAATACCTACCATATTCCTTTACCGAACAATTGATTCAATTAAACAAAAAATAAGAGCAAATGTTATTCGCAAAATCAAGTGAGTATAAGCGACGTTTAGATATATGTCGCAACTGTAAATTCTTCGAAGCATCCACGCAAAGCTGTGGACCATTGATCGTGGGCGAAGAAGTAGAGACAGAAGTCCTATTCCGAAAGAAATCAATCAAACTTTGCGGGTGTGTCATGCCAATAAAAGCAAAACTTGCCTTTGCTTCTTGTCCTACCTCTAAATGGGACGGTGTCTTGTCGTTGGAAGAACAAATAGAGTTCAAACGATTTCTTCTCGATATGAAGACGCAAGGACGTTTGGAACAGAAAGATATGCTGAAGTTCTATTCGTTCAAGGATAAAGCCACAGGAGCGTTCAACGAGCGTTCTACTTGTCCACCTTGCGTAAAGAAAGACATCAACACATTTCTTGAATCAATGAAGGACGTTGACGTTGATTTGAACAATTAGAAACTTAAAACTATTCGATCATCTTTTGACACAACAAACGTATATTTGTAGAGCCAAGTAATAAGTTATTACCCCCTTTTGTTTTTGCTTGGCGGCTAGAAACAATTGGGGGTATATTTTTTGAAGTAAATGAAACAAACTGAATAAGAACACTAAGATCCTTCGTAAGTCAAAGCGAAGTAACCAATGACTACACTTGCAATACATCAATGCTTGGATCGTGCAACTGCCCTTTTAAGGGCGAGAGTAATCTTTTTCGGGGGAGCTTTTTCTTTTGTTCTTTCTTTAAAGTGCTTACACGTTTTCTTTGTTCTTTTCTTTTCTTTGCATATTTAGTGACATACTATAAATTTAATGACATATAAAAACTTATGACACCAAAAGAAAAGGCTAAAGAACTATTAGATAAGTATTGGATATACTTAAGAGCTAACTTACTTTATGATGAAGAAGCAAAAGAAGACGCAAAACAATGCGCTTTAATTGCAGTAGATGAAATAGAAGAAGCACTTACCGATTATGGTAGAGGGGATTCACTTCAACTTCAAAACATGGATAGTGAATTTAGATTTTGGGAACAAGTAAAACAAGAAATAGAGAAGTTATGATAATTATTCCAGCACAATTAGAATCAGTAGGTACAAGGAAGGACAAGACTTTAAAGTTAACCTTTGGAACAAATGAGTTAAGTCCTTTACAAGCGTCAGAACTATTCACAATAGCTAATCAGTTCGGTTATCTTGCATTCAAAGACGAAGACTTCAAACGCGAAGAACTGGACGCAGTAGAAAGTCTTAAGAGCGAACTTGAAGATACGCTTAAGAAACCCTCACAACGTTTGCGTGGTGTTCTATTCAGACTATTCGAACAGGACAACGACGGATTCAAAACGTTCTCTAAATACTACGACTCACGAATGGAACAACTTATTAACCATTACAAAGGAAAATTAGGGTAGTTCTTATATTTATACTTTAGTAAACATCAAAAGTTTAGAAAAAGATGGGGTTACCAAAAGGCAAAACAAACAATCCAAAAGGCAGACCTGTCGGTTCACAAAACGAACGGACAATAATGTGGCAGCAACTTGGTGAGTACGTCGTGACGCAAGGAGCAGAACGTGCGATGACTGTCTTGCATTCAATGGATGATGAAGATTATCTTCATAACTATCTTATGATGCTTGAATACTTCAAACCTAAACAGGCGAGAACAGTTCACGCAGGCGACAGCGAAGCACCGGTACAAATAATTATCAATGACAAACTATGAGTAAAGCAAATTTAACATTTGACCTTGACGACAGAGACGATCGTATTGAGTTCGAGCGCATGATGAAGGCTCGCGATATGGCAATGGTCTTGTGGGAAATAGATATGAATGGTTATCGCAAGTTTACTAAGTACAACGACAGGCAGGAAGGCGCATATCAGGAAGGTATAGAAGAAGTATTTGAATACATTCGTCAATTACTAAAAGAACATAACATAGACGTTGAACAATTGATTATATGATAGTGGAAAATAATCTACAAAAAGAACGTTTTAGTGGAAAATAAACAACAAAAATATGCCAATACCTACACCAACCTCAACAGAACCAAAAGAAGATTTTATCTATCGTTGCATGAGCGACGAAAAAATGGTTTCTGAATATCCAGACTCTACACAACGTTATGCTCTTTGCATCGCAACCTATAAAGAAAACAAATGAACTATCTTGATAAAATAAGACGCAACCTAAACGCTCAGGAGCGCATATCATTTGACTTTGATGGAACACTTTCCACACCACAGGGCAAGTCACTTGCTAAACGATTCATATCAAAGGGATACATAGTCTACATAGTAACTGCTCGCGCTCAACGATTAAGTAAAGCAGTATATGAAGTAGCAGACGAATTAGGCATCTCACATAATCGCGTTAAGATGACAGGAAGCAATAGTGCAAAGATTGACTTCATTGTGAACAATCGAATACGCAAACACTACGATAATAACCCTGACGTTGTGAATGAATTGAAGGACAAAGGAGTTGAGGCAACACTTGTTAATTATGAAAAATAAGCATAATGTTAATTCTTATCATATTCTTAAAAGTTACAAAGTATTGATTTTCAATAAGAATGAACTAAAAAGTGTTAAATAATAAAATAACGAATGTTAAATAGTGATAACAAATTGAACTTCTTGCGGTCACAGATTGCAATGTTTCACCCCGAATGGACGAAGGAACAGGTACACATAGAAGCAATCAGAGTAAACGAAGAAGCAAATAGCATCGACGACGACGATGAAGGTTGTCTTTATTGCGGATCTTAAACAAAAATAATATGAGCATAAAAGTAAGTATACCAGCTGACTATTCTTCGATAAGCGTCAAGCAATATGTTGACTATCAAGCAGCAAAGAACGATATTGAACGTTTACTGTCAATTAGTAACTTGACAAAAGAGAAAGCAGAACAGATTCCTTTCCAACACTTGCCAACATTAATAGAAGCATTTGAAGGAATATTGTTGAATGAAAGCGCAAAGTTCTTTGAGACGATAACTATTAAGGACAAGGACTTTGGTTTTATTCCTGACCTTTACTCTATCTCAATGGGTGAGTACGCAGACATAAGCACCTGGAGTGCAGATGTGTCAACAAATATGGTTAAGATAATGGGAACGCTTTACAGATCAATCGACAAACGTGTAGGTTCAAAATACACAATCGTCCCACATAGCAAGGCAAACCGCGAACTTGTTGAAGGTTATGTCGAGCAGATGACACTCGAACAATTCAACGGTGCGATGCTTTTTTTTTCGACTTTGCTCAACGAACTAAGCAACACTTCGCTAGATTATTTGGAGACAGAGGTGAAGAAGTTGGAGATGGAGTTGACGCAATTGACGACCGAGACAACCTAAACCAAGTACTCGGACGATACGGTTGGTATCACTTATTTATGGAAGCGTGTGGACGCGACATAACTAAATTAGACGCAATTACGGAAAAATCCGCGTGGGAGATATTTACATATATGACTTACCTAATAGACTACAATTATGTCGAACGTACAAAGCTACAACGCGCTCATCGATAGATTCAAAGCATTTGCTTCTGGACACTTTATTCTCAAGACTTTCTCACATGGACAGATAGATACAGCTGACCTTGAGAAGTTTACTGAATATCCGTTCATGCACGTTGTGCCTTCTAACGTTTCTTATGCTAAAGGAACAAAGACATTCTCATTTCAGATTGTCCTTGCAGATCTTCCAAGAGATAAAGACGATAAGGTAGAATTTCAGCGTGAGGTTCTTTCCGACCTTCAACGCATAGCCGAAGATTTAATTGCTGAGATAACGAACCACCGTGTGTTATTTGGTGACTTAATCACAGTACAAAACGTTTCGTTAGAACCATTCCTTGAAGAATTTCACAATACATTGACTGGTTGGACTGTTAGTCTTGAATTGCTCGTTCCTTACTATTGGGATGCGTGTTCTATTCCTGCTGAGTGGAATAATTACTTCGAAATAGGAACAGGTGGCGTAGGATCAATATTGTCATTTAACGATTCAATCGTTCAAGACGGTAACGGAGTAGTAACTCTTGAGAATGATTTGTTAGCTCCACCTGCTAACTACTATTACGGAACAAATGGAGAGGGTGTTCGTGGTTGGTATCTATTGACGGATAATGTAGGTATAACTTGTGAAACAATTGGTTCATGTCAAACGATTATAGACATCGAAGCAGCGATTGACGCACTCGAAGAAGAAATTGTTTTGAAGGCTGACATCACAAGCATCAGCGCGGTTGGTTTCTCGAATGATTACAACGACTTAGACAACCTTCCAACAATTCCAGCTGCTCAAGTCAATTCAGACTGGAACGCGACAAGCGGAGTGGCTGAGATTCTTAACAAGCCAACAATACCAACTTCACTACCTCCAAACGGAGCAGCAGGAGGGGATTTAACAGGCACTTATCCTAATCCAACAGTTCACAGAGTACATGGAGTAGATTTTCAAAGTGGTGCGCCTGCTGTAGATGACACATGGATTTACGTTAGCACTCCCTTCGGCACACAGCCTTTTCAATGGCAGCACAGCAAACTAAAGACTTCGCAAGTTCAGAATGATAGCACCGTAACAGGAACGAATGCAGACGATGCGCTTGAGCATTTAGATAGCACTAAACAAGCGAATCTTGTTAGTGGAACGAATATAAAAACAGTTAATTCTAACTCATTACTTGGAGCAGGTAACGTATCTGTTGGAACGGTTACAAGTGTTTCAGCATTGACGTTAGGCACAACAGGAACAGACTTAAGCAGCAGCGTCGCAACAGGAACAACAACACCTGTAATAACACTTAACGTACCTACTGCATCAACAGCTAATAGAGGTGCTTTGAGTGCTGCAGATTGGACTACGTTTAACGGCAAGCAGGCAGCGTTAGTAAGTGGAACAAATATTAAGACTATCAATAGCACTTCGCTTTTAGGTAGTGGAAACGTAGCTGTTGAGCCAACGATTACAGCAGGTACAACATCGCAATATTACAGAGGTGACAAGACTTTTCAAACACTCGATAAAACAGCTGTTGGACTAAGCAACGTAGATAACACAAGCGATGTAAACAAGCCTGTTTCAACAGCTACGCAAACAGCGTTAAACCTTAAAGAAAATTCAGCGAACAAACAGAACTCGTTAGCAACTGACGGTACAGGGGTAAAATTCCCAACTGTTGATGCTGTTAATAACTTGTCATTTATTGATAAGGGTAAAGCAATGGTATCATTCTTTACTGATTTTTACGGCGCTGATGTTTCACGCGATGGTTTAGTTTCAGCTACTTCGGGCGGAATTATTGCAGCTCAGTCTTTAACAATAGCTCCAAATAGAACAAATCAGCAAGGCGTACATTCTTTAAGCACCGCTTTACTTGCAACCAATTGGGCTAATCATGTTAGTTCCAGTATTACAAGTTTTTATTTAGGCAATGGGGCTTGGGTTTATGAAACTTCTATTAACTTAAATAATTTAAGTACAGCATTAGAACGATTCAGAATTATTAGCGGTTTTGGTAATACAAGTGGATCAGCTGTTGAAACAGACGGTGTTTTTTTTACTTACGATGAAGGGGGCACAGCTAACGGAACTGCTGCCTCTCCAAACTGGCAATGCGTAACAGTTGCGAACTCTGTTCGTACTTTAACTACAACTTCGACAGCTGTAACTAACGCAGCATGGATTAAGTTAAGAATTGAGATTAATGCAGCAGCTACTTCAGCAGCTTTTTATGTGAATGGAACTTTGATTGCAACTCATACAACGAACATTCCTTTAGGTAGCGCATCTCGATTTGTGCTTGTAAAACAAGGTATATTTAAAACAATAGGAATAACTAACCGAGTTATGTGGGTTGACTACTTAGGTTACGAAAACATTCAAACATCACCTCGCACATGATAATAACAAAATATAGAATGATTACCGAGAACGGTTATATCGAAACGCTCAGTGAGCAAGAAGCTATTGAGTGGGGTAATTATACAACAGTAACAGAAGAAGTTCCAGACGACAATGGCTAACGAACAGAGCGCACCTAACTTCTTCGCTGTTGTGAATGACATGGCTAAACGCTTTGTCGAGTTGATGCAGTCTGACTATCGAATGAAACGAAAGGTAGGACGCAACTACACGAATGCAGTAGCAAGTGGAACGCTTGAAAAGTCATTAGCTTACAGATTAAAGATTAAAGGATCTTTAATCAATATTTCGATATATGCAAAGGGTAAAGCATCTGAATATTTTCTTGCACGTGAGAACGGAAGAAGACCAGGCAAGCAACCACCAGTAAGCGCAATTTTAGATTGGATGCGATTAAAGCCTATTAAGTTACGTGACAAAGAAAGTGGTAAGTTCAAGAAATCAACAGAAGCACTAAAAAAACAAGTTGCTTTTATGATTGCTCGTAAGATAGGACGTGACGGAATAAAGGGTTGGAAGGCATTTGACTACGCAATGGAAAACATTTGGGATGAATACGAAGCAAAAATAATTGATGCTTACGGTAAAGATTTTGGAGCAAGTTTAGAAGGATTAAACGACATATAAAAAATAAAATAATGGCAATTACTATCAACGATCAACCGTCTCAATATACGCCTATCGGACAACGACTTATGATTGTTTGCAGTTCAACAAACTTAGGTAACACAGGTTTTCGTTATGTGTTCGACTTTGGTTCTTTCCAAGTCAATGTACAACCTAACGCAAGCGGAAAGGGAATGCTTGATCTTGCGCCAATATTCAGAGAATCATTGACACATGACCCTTTACTTTTGACAACAAATACAACTGAAACTTCAAGTGTTGCTAATATTAGTTGTACAATTAAAGAAGGTTGGTTGGTTGACGGAGTATTTACTATTAGCGGAAGCGGAATGGCTGACATTGATAATGTATTTGCTTTCCTTGCTGAATACCAAGTAAGCGATGGTTATAAACCAGATGTCAATATTCGTTATGCCTTAGATGGACTGTCAAAGTATTTAATGAGCGAACGAACAGTTAATACGCATAATTGGATTGAAGCATCTGCTCGTGGTTTGTCGAGTGACTATATTTATATTCCAACGCGATTAGCTGACTATGGAATTATGTACACACCTTCAGCAACGGCATTGCTTCTAGATAACAATTTTGACATTGCAGTATTTTCAACATACGACAATAATAACGCTTTGATTGATACGGTAAAAGTTGAATTGAGTGACGCAAATAATCTTGTTAATGTCATTGGTGCTAATCCAATGAATTTGATTGCAGGTGGTTTAGATTTCACAAATGTTAAGTATTACACGATACAAATTGGAAAAGAAATTATGTTCCCTATCTACACACCCGCTTCACGCGTTTATTGTTTTTATCTTGTTCCTGACGATTGTCGCTTTGACAATGTTCGTTTGAGTTGGGCAAATACTTGTGGCGGTGTTGATTACTTCAATTTTACAAAGAAGTCGGAGTTATCGTACAACTACGATCGTAAGCAATACCAAAAAGTGGTAGGTTCATATAACGAATCAACGTTCGGTTTTAACACTTCAGACAGAGGTTCAACAGACCGATATGTGACTACAACAAAAGGACTACAAATAAACAGCGACTGGATAAGCGTAGGCGAGTTTCAATTGCTTCAAACGCTTTGTCGTTCCAATGACGTATACATAATTAATGACGAGGGTACAATGACACCTGTTCTTATAGATACTCAGAACTTTGTTATCAAAGACGAACGCTATTCAAAAGTTTACAACGTTACTTTGAACCTTAAATACTCACAACCTGTAGGCTTATGATAAACGAAGTAATACTAACGCTAACCGATAATAACGGCAATGCGTCAACAATTGACCTTTATGAGAATGAAAAGGTACATCTCAACTACAAATTCACAGACCTAACGAACTTCAGTTCAATAGGCAACTACTCTCAGGAATTTCGCATTCCTGCAAGTAAGAATAACGTAGACTTCTTCGGTGCTATCTTTAATGTAAACTTCAATGGTTGGTTTGACTTTCGTAAGAAAGTTGATGCCTCGCTAACAGTTAACACAATACCCATTGCAACGGGACATATACAAGTGAAAAAGTTGTACTGGCAGACGGGTAAACTATTCGAATTTGAAGTAGTTTTCTTTGGTGAAATACCAAATCTTTCACGTTTATTAAATGAGAAGAAGTTACGCGATATTGAGAGTATTGCAGCAGGTGACTTAGACTATGATTTTATTTATGCTAATGTTATAACCCCACCGAATGACCATACTATTTTAACATTATGCGATAAGTGGAATTTAACAGAATCAAATCAGCAAGGACAGCCTATTTTTTGGGAATACAATTTAACTGATCCTGGAAATACAGCACAACCTTTAAGAGTTGGACATTTAACGCCAGCTGTACGTGCATATTATTTATTTGACCAAATACTTAAAGATGCAGGTATACAATGGACAAGTGATAATTTAAGTTCATGTCTTGAAAATGTTTATATACCATTTATTAATGGTCAATATTTGAATAGTTCTGTTGGTCTTAATGATAATGCTTCAAAATTAGCTTTAGCAAATAATATATATGGATTAAGTTTTGGATTTTCTTCAAACTTATATAACTTATATAGTGATTTTACAGAGTATCAAGATACAGGAAATAATTGGAGTAGTGGTATTTTTACTGTACCTTTTAATGGTAATTATACTTTTAACATTGCAATAAATGGTAGAGTTAATACATTAGATGGTTATGATTATCAAGGTTTATATTATACAAGAATTGTAGTATATGTAAATGATATTTATACTTATTCTTATGAGTTAAATCAAGGGGGTTATATTTTTCACTTAAATACAAATCAAACATATTCTTTTAATACAGGAGATGAAGTAAAATTTTACTTTCAATTAGTTCCACAACAAGGTAATTTACCTTTTTATGCTCCAATTTGGGATGTAGATTTATTTGGAAACACTCATATAGATTCATTTGGAACTGGGCTTGAATTATTAAGTATTGGTACTCCACTTGTAGGTGGAACTTGTGTAATGAAATTGAATGCTCCAGATATGAAGCAAATAGACTTTTTAACGTCTATACAAAAAATGTTTAATTTATCCTTCATTCCTGATAAAACACTACCAAATACGTTGCGTATTGAACCTATGAGTGAGTTTATTGGAAGTGGTAACACACTTGATTGGAGTGATAAACTAGACTTGTCAAAAGATATAATGTATTACCCAACAACCGATTTACAAAAAGCAAATTTTACTTTTACTTATGCTGATGATAATGACTATTTTAATTCTTTATATAAAGATAATGGTCATTTATATGGAACTTATAAAGTAACAGAAAACGACTTTGAAATAATTAATGAGTTTGCAACAGGTGAAGAAAAGGTTGAATTAACTTTTGCTCCAACACCTTGTTCAAATGTTGAAACATCAAATGTTATTGTCCCTAAATTTGTAAATAGCGAAGGTAATTTTGTTCAACCTAAACCGCGTATTCTTTATTATGCTGCTGATTCTTTAGTACGATTATGGAATGAAGTTACAAACGGTCTTCAAAATACTTTAGTTCCTTGTTTAAATAACTTCAGTTCAGTCAATGCAACAGTAAGCGATAAAGATTTAAACTTTGCTCCTGAGATAGCATTACATCCAATAATAGCACCGCCATATAACAACTTATACAATCGTTGGTGGCGTAACTATTACCGTGAACTTTACGACGGACAAGCGCGTATAATGGAAGGAATGTTCGCACTAACATTAAACGACATATTTACTTTTCAATTTAGCGATAGGATATGGATTGTAGATTCATGGTGGCGCATTCTTGAAATTACGGGTTACGTTGTTGGTGAGCAAGAAATGACCAGCGTCAAACTTATTCGTCTTCTTGATATAGATAATGGCTGCGACCTTAAACCTGTCTCAGCTAATCTTGACCAAACGTTAAATTGGGAAACTCCGAATGGAGATCCTGCAACAGTAACTGAAGATTGCTGTCGTCGTTTTGGCTATAATTGGAATAGTGCGAAGAACAATTGTTTTTCACAACCCAACATAGGTACGCGTTCATTCATAACAGCACAAGCACCTACTTTAGCACCAACCGATTTCGGAGCGCCAGTACGTTTCAACGCTTCTGTTTCACAACCTATTAAGACACTCACTACAGATTATGTGGTAACTAATTTTGATAGAGTATTGATTGGAGATGAAAGCGCAGGTGATATAATCGTTTACTTGCCTTCTGCAACGACCATAATAGGTCGTGAAATAATCATTCAGAATAAGACAGGAACGAACAAGATTATTATTACTCCTTATACCGGTGAAACAATCAACGGTAGTATTTCATTGTGGCTCACAACAGCAAGACAAACAGTAACATTAATTAGCGATGGAACAGACTTCACAACAACAACTGCAAAGTAAAGCAAACGCAATGGGGGCGTGTTTAGAGTTCATTAAGTTGAATATGAAAAGCAATAGCGAGTTTGGACGTATGGCAAATGGCAAGCGTAATCTAAAAATGTGGAAGCACTATGCATGGAAAGTAATTCGTATTTCGGTAAATGTAGCATTTTGGATATTTATAATTTATAAACTACTCTCATAATGGCAAATTCAATAGATATACTTGTAAATACAAATGGTGTAACTGTTCTTAATCAAACAGCTGAAGCTGCTGACAATGCGGCTAAATCATTTGGGATAGCTAAAACAGAATTAAATAATTTACAAAAGCAGCTTCAAGATATGGCTGCTGCTGGTCAGCAAAATACAGAAGAATTTAGAAAAGCAGCAGAAAGAGCAGGAGAACTTAAATCAAGTTTACAAGGTTTAACAGCTGAAATTAATGCAAATGCAGGAAGTGCTTTTGAAGGCATTTCAAATAATGTTTCTCTTTTTGGAGATCGTTTAATGTCATTAGATTTAAAAGGAGCAGGTCAAGCATTGACAGGAATGGGTAATGCTGTTTCTCGTATCAATATAAAATCTTTAAAAGACGAACTTGGCGGTCTTGTTAGCGGTTTAGGAAATCTTGCAGGCGCTATTATTTCAAATCCATTACTTGCACTTGGCGGTGCAGTTGTTGGTTTAATAATGAACTTTGATAAGATAAATAATATTTTAGCAGGAACAGCAGAAAAAGTAGAAAAATTAGGTCAAGCTAATCTTGATTTAGAAACACAAAACAAACTTCTTGAAAATAAATTAAACATTGAAAAAATTAGTAATGCAAATTCTGCATATGCTATAAAACTTCAAAAAGAAATTGCTCAAAATAATATTAAAGCAGCCGAAAACGAATTAACCATTGCTAAAACAACTGGAGATATTAATTCAATACGAGAAAAAGAAAATTTACTTATTGAAAAAAGAAATTTTCTTAATACTATAACTGCACAACAAGAAAAAGACAGACAAGGTGCTGTTGATTATGCTCGCTCTATTTTATATAAAGGTTATAAAGAACAACTTGAAAATTCTAAACAACAACAATTAATAGAAACGCAACGAGTTGCAACAGCAGAATTAATAAAACAAAAACAAGAAGAACTTTTAGGTGTAAGAGCAAAAGAATCTATATTAATTCAAGATTCAAACAAAGAAGACGAAAAGAAAAAGAAAAATTTTGTTGAAATAAATAATGAAGCTAAAGTAAACTATATTGAAAGAGCTGCTGAAAGTGAAGCTGTAAAAGCAAAACAAGACGAAATAAACAAACTTATTGCTGAAGAATCCGATTTAAAAAAGGTTTCTAATATGCTTTGGAATGGAGAACTTTTAAAAGTTGAAGAAGTAAATACAGAAATAGCAAAAGGTGATGACGCAGCAGCAAAAAGATTAAAGGATCGTTTAGAATATGAAAAAGAAGCGCGCCAAAGTAGATTAGATGATATAGAAAGAATTGATGAAGAAATTTATCAAACAACTTTAAGTGAACAGGAGAAAGAAATTGACGCAGTTAGAAATAAGTATTTTGAATTAATAACACTTGCTGATTTTTATGGTCGAGATTCAACATCTTTAAAAGAAACTCAAGCAAAAGCAGAAGCAGAAATAAATAAAAAATATGCCGATGCAGCTTTACAACTAAAACTTGATAACGATGAAAAATTAAAAGCTGCTGATGAAAAAGCAAAAGCAGAAGCCAAAAAAAGAGAAGAGGAAGCAACTCAATTTGAAATTCAAAGTCAAAATCAACTAGCAGAAGCAAAGTGGAATATAGCAAATGGTTCAATATCTTTATTAGGAACACTTTTTCAAAAAAATAAGAAGGCAGCAGATGTTGCTTTTGCTCTTGAAAAAGGTCTTGCTATTGCTAAAGTAGTAATAAGCAATAGAGCAGCAAATGCTGACATTTTTGCAAAACAATTAGCATTTTATTCTTCATCTGGACCATTAGCAATACCGTTAGCAGCAGCAAGTTCAGCACCAATGTTTGCAGCAAATAACATAAACGCAGCAGCTGCTATTGCAGCAATTGTAGCAAGTGGAGTAAGTAAATTTATGAACGGTGGAGGAGTAGGTGGTGGTGGCGGTGGAACTATGCCAAGCGGTGGTGGTGGAACACAAGCACCTTCACCTGCAAACTTCGCGTTCTTAGGAAACCAACCAAACCAACAACCACCGCTTCAGGCATACGTCGTAAGCAGTCAAGTGAGCAGCAACTTAGAAGCGCAACAATTAATTCAGAACCAATCAAAATTAGGAGGATAAAAAATGAAAAAAATTAAAGTTATTGAATATGGCATCGACGATGCTGGACTACTCGGAGTGTACGCAATTAGTGTTGTTGAACAACCCGCCATAGGGGTCGATTTCGTCGCCTTAAGCGAACAACACAATGTGAAGTTCAAAGAAGATTTTAGAGGTCTTTTATATGGTGCATTGTTAATTCCTGACCAACTGATTTATAGACGGGACGATGCAACAAATGAGGAGTATTATGTGAAGTATTCAAAGGACACCATTCGCGCTATTGCTTACAACTATATGAAGCAATCAAACCAAAACAACGCAACAGTTGAACACGCAAAAGTAGTTGACGGAGTTAGTCTTGTTGAAACGTGGATAATCGAAGGTGAAAACGACAAGTCGAAGAACTTTGGCTTTGATCTTCCAGAAGGTACTTGGTTCGGCTGCATGAAGGTCGAGAACGAAGAAGTAAAGCAACAGATTCAAAACAAAGAGGTATTGGGTTTCTCAATCGAAGGGAACTTTGTTATTGACAAAGAAATGTACATGAGTAAACATGAAGAATTTGCTGCACTTCTTGATGAAATAAACGAGCTTCTTAAAGACGAATAAGTAATGAATATTGAAGCAGGTGGTTTCTTAAAGTTGGAGTTGTTCAACGACGATGCTAACCTGTTTTTGAATGCACTTACCAAGATAACGAATGAAGGTGGTAAAATGGGATTCAAAAGTTACGGACTAAGCGAGGACGAAATGAAGACGCTCAACGCAATACTTGATTCTTTAGGATAAAAAAAACGGGGGAAATCACGCCCCCGTTCAAACCTTAAAATCAAAATCAACCTATGAAAAGTCGAATTACGAAACAAATATACGTTCTTTTCTATTTAGGTACTAAACATTTAATAAACACTTATATGAATTTACGAGAAAAAGTAAACGCTCTTTTCGCAAAGCACAATGTAAGCCTATCAGCTGAAGAAGTTGTTGAGGTAAAACAGATGGTTGAAGCGATACTACAAGACGGAACAAGTATCTACTCAGACAGCGACGCTTGGGCAGTTGGTGTTCGTGCATTCGCTAAAGACATGGACGGCAATGAAGTCGCTCTTATGGATGGTGAATACACAACAGCAGAAGGTCTTGTTGTAACTGTTACAGGCGGTCTTGTTGAAGAAATTGCTGCTGTTGCTGAAGAAGCACCAGAAGCGGAAGTTGCACCTGTTGAGGTTGTAGCTGAAGAACAAGCATCTGAATCACTAAGCGCAGAAGTTGAAGGACTTTTGTCATTGGTTGCTAAGTTGGAAAGTGAACTTGCTGACGCTAAAAAAGCGAACGCTAACCTTTCAAGCGAAGTAACAAAATTAAGCGCGCAGCCTGCCGCTACTTCAATCAAAGAAGTAAAGCAAGCAAAAAACAACGCATCTGCTAAACCTTACAACAAGATGAATGCAGAAGAACGTTTCTTCTTTCACTTAAACAAATAAAAAAATAAAATAAAAAAATGGCTACTACCACTTCATTAACTACAACCTTCGCAGGTCGTGAAGCAGCAGGATATATCCGCGCTGCATTTTTGAGTAACGAGTCTTTGGCTGCAGTTACCTTCAAAGAAAATATCGAATACAAACAAGTTGTTCGCAAATTAGTTGATTCTATCAGCTTCAAAAACGCTACTTGTGATTTTGATCCACAAGGAACAGTTACTTTAACAGAGCGTGTTCTTGTTCTTGAGAAATTCCAAATCCACAGACAATTGTGTAAGAAAGATTTCTTAGCAGATTGGGAAGCAAAATCAGAGCAAAACGGAAATCTTCACGCTTCATTAGCTGACGCAATGATTGCTAACATCTTAGCAGGAATGGCAGGTGAGAACGAGCGTTTGATTTGGCAGGGTGTTAACGCTAACGCAGGTGAGTACGATGGTTTCGAAACATTGCTTTCTGCTGACGGAAGTGTTAATGCAGTTCCAACTCCAGTTGCTATCACTGAAGCTAACGTAATTGCTAAAATTAAGTTGTTGGTTGCTCAAATGCCTATCCGCATCCGTCGTGCTGCTGAGAAGCCTGTTATCTTACTTTCATCTGACGTTGCAGAACACTATCGTAATGCAGTTTTAGGACTTGGCGCAGGTTACTACTTGTATCAAGGAGAGGCTATCAAGATGACTTGGAACGGTCAGTACGACATTATCGAGTGTCCGGGTATGTCTTCTTCTACTATGGTAATGTGGCAGAAGTCTAATGCTTGGTTCGGTACTAACTTGATGGATCAATGGAATAACGTTGCTCTTTTGGATATGTATGCACATGACCTTTCTGATAACGTTCGTTTTGCTGCTTCTTTCTTCGCTGGTGTTCAGTACGGATTCGGAAACGAAATCGCTTACTACAACGCATAATCAGACCATTCTAACCCTTGCATAATAGAGGTGGTGGCATAAAAACCACCCCTCTTTTGTGCTAATAAAAAACATAATAATATGGCAAATTGTGAATTAAGTATTGGATTCGACCTCGATTGTAAAGACGGGGTAGGCGGTATCAAACAAATTGTTTTGGCAGATTGGAATAATATTAATTTAAACACAATTACTCTAGATCAGGACGAAATTATTACAGCACTTCCACAAGGAACTGATTTGTACAATTACGCGTTACCAACACAAACAGGATCGTTTGAAGAAACAATAAATTTTAACCGCGACGCGGGTACTATTTTCTATACGCAAACGGTAAACATTATGTTGCAAAAATTAAGTGCTGCAAAGCGTCTTGAATTGCAAAGTGTTGCTACTACTCGAGTTGTTGTTTTCGTTAACGATGCAAACGACAATTGGTGGGCTGTTGGTGTTGAAAATGGAGCAGACCTTTCTACTGCAACAGGAGCAACAGGTACTGTTTTTGGTGACGCACACGGTTATACTTTGGCGTTCGTTCAAGAAAGCGTTAAGCGTGCTTACAAATTATCTGCATCTCCGTCTATTTTAGTAGACTAATAAAAACTTTTACACATAGAGGGGCAACGCGTCCCTCTGTGCTGTAATTTCAGCAAACAAATAAAAGGATAGAATGGTTTATTTGAATACAAACACAGCGAATCAATACGCATGGCTTTCACTAGATGAAGGACGTGCTTACTTCAACGTTGCATTCACATACTATCTTTTAATTTTAACCTACGAAATGACAGGTGAAAAACTCGCTCAGGTCGTAGATGTAGTTATGGAAAGTCAACGAGTAACAAAGATTCGTTTGACAACAGTTGGTCTTGTCGATGCTGGTAAATACAAGTACGAAGTGTACGGACAAAACAGCGCAGTTAATTTAGACCCAACAGATGCTTCCGTTGTTGGACTTATTGAACGAGGTTCAATGATTCTCCAAGATGGAACAATTTACTTTGACGTTTCAACGCCTACGATTCCCGTAGACGTAATTTATACAGGGGCATAATATGAGCAATATACAAGCAATAAATCTTTCAGCATACGAACCAGTTGAAGCGGTTGAAAAAGAGAATCGTGCCGGTTGGATTGACTACGGTTTTAACAACTTATTTCCGCAACACCTCATAACGCTTTACTACAACAGTCCTATTCATAACGCATTAACGAACTCAATTGCTTATATGATTGAGGGAAAGGGTACAGGAACTATTCTCGACAATGCGCTTCAAGGTATTGCGTTTGACTTAAAACTTCAAGGTTCGTTTTGTGCTGAAGTAATATGGTCAATGGACTTCACTCGCGTTGTAAAAATCAACCACTTGCCATTTGAGAACTGTCGTTTAGCTTACGACAAAGAAGAAGAAGATATTACAGGTATTTGGTATTCTCGTGACTGGGCTAATTATCGTAGCAAGAAAGGAAAGCCTGAGTTCATTCCTTCATTCAATCCTTCACAGGCACAAGAGCAACCAAGACAAGTTATATATGCTCACGGCATGATGGCAGGAAGTTCGTACTACGCGAAACCTGACTACTTCGGGGCGTTGAATTATGTTGAGTTGTCTTATCAAATGGGCATGTACCACGTCAATAATATATTGAATGGTCTATTCCCTTCATTCATTATTAACTTTTTGAATGGCATTCCGCAGAAAGAAGAACGCGAAGCTATTCGTCGTGAGTGGGAAACAAGATTGAGCGGTGCGAGTAATGCGGGTAAGTTTTTGATGACCTTCAATGAGGATCCTACACGCGCTCCACAAATCGAATCTTTTCCACTTAGTGACGCAGATAAGCAATATCAATTCTTAAGCGAAGAAACAGCGAAGCAAATTATGGTAGGACATCGCGTTGTTTCTCCATTAATTCACGGCATACGCGATACAACAGGATTTGGTTCGAACAAAGATGAAATGTTGGTAGGTTTGGAGATATTTAATAACTTAGTTATTAAGCCATACCAAAGAATCATTGAGAATGTCTTTACTCCAATTTTAGGAGAGATAAATATCGAAATGAACTCTCCATTCAATGAAGAAGTCGCAGTTGTTCAACCAACAGTCCAGACTACTGAGTTAAAAAAAAAAGTAGTTGCTGCTGAGAATGACTTTTCAGATGAGCAAGGTCGTGTTTGGATTAATGCACTAAAAGAAAAAGCTGAGTTAGTCGATTTGAATGAGTGGGAATTGTTAAGCGAAGAAGATGTAACAGAGCCTCATAACGAAGCTAATTTCAGACAAGAATACATGAGTGTTCGCGATTATTCAAACGCTGACGAGAAGTCTCCATTTGGCGATACAGGACTTTATAAATTACGTTATGCTTACTCTCAAAATTTAACTGAAAATAGTCGTGAGTTTTGTCAAGAAATGGTAAGTCTTTCGCAAGCAGGTTTGTCTTTTCGTTATGAAGATATTCAAGACATGAGTGACGCAGGCATAAACGGAGAATTTGCACCTTCTGGAAGTTCAAGTTATAATATTTTTATTTGGAAAGGTGGCGCATTTTGTCACCACTTTTGGAAGCGTCAAATATATATTAGAAAGCGAGATTCAAAAGGTAAGATTTTACCTAATGATGGATTGAATAATGACAAACGTGTAGGTAATAATCCATACGTTCCACAAAAAGGTGCAGAAGGTGTTGCGCCAATTAATACACCAAGCAGAGGTTCACTTAAATACTCATAAAAAATGGCACTACAACCCGAAGTTCTACTCATTGATGAAAACTACATTAAGAAATATACGTGGATAAACGGAAGCGTTGACCCATTACTTCTTTATCCTGCTATCTATCTTTCACAAGATAAGTACGCACAGTTGTATTTAGGTACTGACCTTTATAATCGCATCAAAGAAGACGTGGTGAACGATGACATTGCAGGCGCATACGCGACCCTTCTTGACAATTACTTGCGTCGCATGATAATGTGGTGGACGATGTACGAAGTCTTGCCTCATTTGTACGTTAAAACAGATAACGGAAGTCTTGTTATTCGTACAAGCGAAGATACTACACCTATCTCGCAAACAGACTTACAGAACTATCGCGATCAAGCGCGTTCACAAGCAATGTTTTATACACAGCGTATGGTTGATTATTTGTGTTTCAATCAATCGGAATTCCCTGAATACACATCAAATACTACTCAACAGATATGGTCACAGACAAATGTTTATCCATCAAACGCTTTTGAGATTTCAACAGGACGTGACCGTATGCCTTATCAATATCGTAGACAAGGTTTAGGATGGCTTAGATAATTAAAACAAAATACATGGCTACAAGGGGACGGAAAAAGGACATGGTTAAGCAGAAGATTTACGAAGAAAAGTTTCGTAAGTATCTCATCAGAAAAGAAAAACAAATAAAGAAGTTAA